AAACGAAGAAAACAATTTAGACATCGAAAACTAACGAACTAGGAATTATCATACTATTTAATATATGATAAGGTATTTGTTCACTTATGGCGGATTATCTTATGAAATCTAGTATCAAACACAATAAGTTAAGAAACACAGGTATATTGTTCGAATTGTTAGCCCGTCAAATCACTGCTGATGTGATGGAAAACAAGAAGGACAGTATCGCTGTCAAACTCATGCGTGAATTCTTTAACTCCAAGAAAGAACTTGGAAAAGAATTGATGTTGTATCGGGCATTCTTTAATGTCCAAAACATTTCAGAACAAAAGGCGTTTCAACTTTTGAAGTTGGTTACTGAACAACGTAAGAATCTAGACCAAAACGCATTAAATACTCAAAAATACCATTTAATTAAGGAAATCAAGAAGAACTTTGACCTCAAAGAATTCTTCTCAGCTCGTATTCCTTCATATAAGATTTATGCATCCATCTATAAGAGTTTTGATGCCGCTGTAAATGGTATAAATGACTCTACAACAATAGAAGAATTGGCAGGTAGTCAATTCACCATCGTAGAACATTTATCTGGGAAAACGGTCAATAGAGAAATTAAAGAACATACTGAATTAGCAAACATCGTTCGTAGTCAAGAAGATGATATTCGTTTCTTATCTTATAAGATATTAATTGAACGTTTTAATGAAAAGTATAAGGGATTAGATGAAGCACAGAAGAAACTTCTTCAAGAATATATCTATAATATCTCAAATACATCTAAGTTAAAGTCATATACTCAAACAGAAAGTCGTAAATTGGCTAAAGAAGTGTCACAACTTTCAAAGAAGGTGAATGATAAGGTTGTTCGCATTAAGTTAACAGAAGTTGTGTCACAACTACAAAAAGTAGAAAAAGCAACCGTTATCAAAGAAAATCATATGACCGCGATGTTAATCGGATATGAAATCTTGAAGGAGCTCAAGTCCTTATGAACAACGAAGAAAAATTAAAAGAATACATCCGTGAAATGGTCAAAAAAGAATTAGAAGAAATGACCACCACCGGTAATGTAGCTGGATATAATATTCCTATGGCGTTTCAAGGAAATAATCCAAAGAATAAAGCACGCAAAAAAGGAATCGCAACCCAATTAGGTATGAAACTTACTCCACGTGGAGAAAAAGATTTAAACACCCCCGCGGATAAATTAGAGAATCTCGCAGAAGCTAAAATGCGGTATCATGAATATAAGAAAGACGAAAGTGCATCAGCAACACAAAAGATTGCAAAGGCAATTTCTGAAGTCAATCGTAATCTTGAAGAAGTCGAACGAGTCATCCGTATGAACACTCGTTTACAAAAAGAATCTGGGATTGCAAGTGAAGCACTGTATAATCGTACCCAAAAAGGACTTTTAAAACTTGAAGCACGGTTACTTCACCTCGCCGGTAAAGTACGGGACATCAGAGGAAAGTAATATGAAGAACTTATTAGTTGAATATAATGTCATTCAATATGGAAAAGAACTTTTAGCAGAAGCGGCAGATATTACTAAGCCACTTGTGCTAAAGAACGTTCTTCTCCAACGTGCAGAAGCTAAGAATCAAAATGGTCGTGTTTATCCTAAAGAAGTTTTAATGCGTGAAGCAGGGTTGTACAAGGAAAACTTTGTATCACAACGTCGCGCATTGGGTGAACTTGACCATCCAGAAAGTCCAGTTGTCAACCTTAAAAATGTATGTTGCAACGTGACCGAATTGTGGTTTGAAGGACAAGATGTTCGTGGTAATATTGAAGTTCTTTCCACTCCATCTGGTAATATCGTTCGTGAACTCATTAAGAACAACATCCGTCTTGGTGTCTCGTCACGTGGTATGGGGTCGGTTCGTCAAATGGGTGAAAGCACCGTAGAAGTCCAAGATGATTTCAGTCTTATCTGCTTTGATATCGTCAGTAACCCAAGTACTCACGGTGCATTTATCAACGAAAGTAAGAAGGAACAAATCATTACCCCATATTCACGTATCGATTCCCTCGTATACGATTTCTTAAGTGAAATAAAATGAAACTAGCGAAGGAATTTGTTAAATTTACCGTTAAAGAATTAGGATTAAAATCATTACCCAAGAGCATTAAGTTCGAAGGTGATGATTATTCTGCTCAACACCTAACTTTCGGAACATATAATCCTTCAACCGATGAAATTGTTGTGGTAAAAGGTCAACGTCATCCAATTGACGTACTTCGTACTTTAGCACACGAATTAGTCCATCACAAACAACGTGAAGATGGTCAAGAATTAAATGGAGAAGATGGGTCCAATACTGAAAATGAAGCGAATGCAAAAGCTGGCGAATTGATGAGAAAGTTTAGAACTGTTCGTCCAGAAATATTTAATGTTGGACCTTGGGGATTTCATACTAATATGGAAGGAAAAGTTCAATCTCTATTAAACACCGCAAAGACAGGAACTCCAACAAAGATTGAAGAAACATACGTAGACCAATATACAGCAAAATTATTAATTACTGTAGCACATAATTTATCCCCAGAAAACAGAAAGAAATTTTATAATGAATCTATCAATAAAATGGTAGAACTAGCATATCAATTAGTTACTCGGTAACCCGGAGGTAGTATGTACGTAGAAGTAAAAGGTGATAAACAGTCTGATTTAGAACGAGCACTCCAACAATTCACCAAACAAGTTAAAAAGGCTGAATTGATGGAAGATTTAAAGAAAAAAGAATTCTATTTAAAGAAGTCCAAGAGACTCGCAAAGAAAAGTCAAGATGCCCTTCGTCGTAGAAAGAGAGAAGAAAGCAAAGCACAAAAGAAGAGTAATAATACGTTTTAACTAAAAAATGATGTTTTTAAAAACAACATAATATATATTAATTAGTACACCTCTATTGGGGTGTGATTTTGTTGTATATAATCTATTTGTTAATGACTCTAATAGTCATTCAATCCTCATAGGAGAGTACTAGTATGGCAAAAGTGGAAATCACGAACAAACTCCTAAAGGAAGCAATCGCAGACGCAGAAGCAGTTCGTCAAACTGCAATTGAAAACGCAAAGCTTTCATTAGAAGAAACGTTCACACCCCAAATCAAGTCAATGTTATCCCGCCGCCTTCGTGCAGAAGCAGAAGGTATGGAACATGACGAAGAAGAAAAGGACGTAGAAAAGAAGGAAGCACCAGAAGCAGAAAAGGAAGCTCCAAAGGCACCAGAAATGGAAAAGAAGCACGTCGAAACAGAAGCAGCCACTGAAATGGATGCACACGAAGCAGAACCAGAAGGTGGTCACTTAGCAGCTTCATCACAAATTGGTGCAGGTGACAATAAGGAACCATCACCAGAAGCATTCGATTCAGCAGATGATGATGAAAGTGGTGAAGATGCAGGCGAAAGTGATACTGATTGGTATGATGACTGGTCAGATGCAGACTTTGACCTCGACGAAGTAATTAAGGAATTAGAAGCAGACCTCCAAGAAGTCGCTCACGAAGAAGAAGAAAAGGAAGAAAAGGAAGAAATGAAGGAAGGTATGGAACACGAAGAAGAAATGGAAGACGAAAAGGAAGAAGAAAAGGCAGATGAAGCATATCCAGCAGAAGATCCAGAAGCTGGTGTAGAAAAGCCAGAAATTCCAGCTAAGTCTTCAGATATTGGAACAGAAGGCGCGGAAATGGCAGCCGATGTCAATAAGTTTGTCACTGAACCATCAGAACCAAAGATGGAAGGTGAAGAAGAAATGAAGGGTCACGAAGAAGGTGAAGGTGAAGGTGAAGAAGAACTTGATTTAGAAGCAATTCTCAGAGAATTGGAAGCCGAAGATGAAAAGCATAAGGCATCATCTGAAAAAATGGCATCCCTTGAGAAAGAACTTGCAGAATATCGTCAGGCTGTAAAGCTCCTACGAGGCAAGCTACACGAAGTCAATCTTCTCAATGCAAAATTGTTGTACACCAATAAAATCTTCCGTAAGGAAGGCTTGACCAATGAACAAAAGGTCATGGTTGTAGAAAACTTTGACCGTGCAACAACTGTTCGTGAAATCAAGATGGTTTACACAGTTTTGGTCGAAACATTAACTTCAGCAGCAAAGGTAGTAAAGGCAACCAAGTCACCAGTGAAGGTTGTCGCAGAAGGATTCGCAAGTAAGGCAACTCCTTCTACCGCTCCAAAGACCGAAGCACCAGAAGTTATCGCAGAAAACTCTGTTGCTAAGCGTCTACAACAACTCGCAGGAATCATTTCATAACCTCATAGGAGATAAGCATGTCAGACGTAAACAATCTTATCAACGAAGCCGGTTCAGCACACAAGGTAATCGTTGAACAAGCCCGCCAATTAGCTGGCAAGTGGGAAAAGTCAGGCCTTCTCGAAGGCATGAAGGGAGCAGAAAAGCAAGGTATGGCAGTAATGCTTGAAAACCAAGCTTCACAACTTCTTTCAGAAAACTCATACACCAACCTCGCAGGCACCGCAGGTGAACAATGGGCAGGTGTAGCACTTCCATTAGTCCGTAAGGTCTTCGGAAGTATCGCAAGTAAGAACTTCGTATCAGTCCAACCAATGAACCTTCCTTCAGGACTTGTGTTCTATATGGACTTCAAGTACGGCACAACTGTAAACGGTAAGACCTCTGGTCAATCACTCTATGGTCAATCATTAAGTACACCATTCGGTGGTTTTGGTAACTCAGACCAAGG